TTTTCATGATGCTTCTCCAGGTGATTTTGATTTAGTTTGTGTGTGAGACACACGTCGATACAGCGAGAGAGAAGTTCTCTCTCACTTGTTGACAGGATGTTTAGTCCTGCTTGTTAGAGTGTGCATACCCAGCGTGTGTTGCTGAGTCTGCGGGTGAACAATTTTGTTTTCTTAGTGAACCTCATGTAGCAGTTGAACATCTTGACTGGCACACACTCATCAGCGCCAATCGACGTAACCCGTATCTCATTGGACTCGATGATGACAAAGCCTTGCGTCTCAAGGATGCGGTGCATTGCATCCCAGTCATATGTGACCACTGTCTTAGTTGGTATCGGCGTAGGTTCGGCATCCCACGCCGCTACGGGTATATCTCTGAACCTCATTTACTTCTCCTTCACTTCAAAGAACCCAAGCCACTGCGTTCCCTCGACTTGGGGTTGAAACATATTGATGTCGTATGGTGTGTCGTGTGGTACAGGTACTAAGTACAGGTTGTACGAGTTGCCATACTTCTCCATGATGTGCATCACCTCACGCAAGTCGCGTGTTGGTGTGGTCTGCGCCCAGTCAAACGCACTCGCTGCAAAGAAGTGCAGTTTGTAAGGCTGGTTGTTGATCGGTTCTCCTCGCATTACTGAGTCGCGTTCTGCTTCAGAGGTGAACCACTCAACGTGTGTAACTTCATCTCCATCCTCATCGTTTGAATACTCAATACCCCACTTGTATGTGGCGTGTGCTAAGTCTTCGCACGGAAATTTATATTGCTCATCTTTCATTTTGCTTCTCCTTTAAATGACAACACGCTACGGACTTGAAACCCAAGACCGAAGCAGCCCACTATCACGAACGCACAGTACAGCGGTGCTGTACCCCAGATGTCGATCTGGATGAACCCGAATGCGATCAGGTTGTACTGGCATATAGCCAGAAAGATGTGACTCAGTACTTGCATTGCTTTCATTGCATTTCTCCCAAGTCAATTTCATAGATGGGGTTGTTGAACTCGACAATGAAGTCGAGGTGCTCGCCAACGATGGACTCGCCCTCTTCAAAGATGAAGAAGATGTCGCCTATGTTGCGTGCTTCCTCCAGTATCTCGTCACGCATAGAATCGGTTGCACCCTTGGGCATGACCACGCATCGGCGCTCGATAGGTTTGTGGTTATCTTTCCAATAACCTTCAATGCAAATAATCTTTGCTTTCATGTTGCTTCTCCTTTGTTGTTAATCAAATCAAAGTCTTGGTCTAAAACATTCGCGTCTTGCAGCGCAACCTCAATGTTGAACAAAAAGTCACTCAACATTTTTGGCATATCCATACCCCCATACGCCCCACGCAACGACTCGACCAGCCTTAAGGCATAGTCAGCGTCGCCCTTGTATGACAAACTTTTCTCTGATGCAGTTATTAAAATCATTTCTTTTCTCCTTTGTTGTTAATCAAATCCAGAAATTGACGAAGTTCTTACCGAACAACTTGAAGGCAGCGTCTCTGCGGTGATGCAGATCAATCTTCTCGCCGAACCATTCGTAGTGTTCCCCGTTCGCAGTTACTTCCATCGCCCAAATGATTTCGTCTATCGTGGCTCGCCACTTTGCTTCACCATCGGGGTCTTCCTCGCCGTTGCCTTCATACGGGTAGCCCATCATGTTCTCTTTGAACTTACGCATCATGGGCAACAACAAGATACTCATGGTGCAGTCCATACTAATCACATCGTTGCGTTCGACTTCAATCTCAACGCGGCGGTTGTCTTCCAAAACATTTTCAATTAACGCTATCATTTATCTTCTCCTCATAGGCTAGGGTCGGGATGGTCAGCGGCATAGCCCAAGCTCCGCCGACCAGTTGAGAGAGAAGTTCTCTCTCGATGAATGTTCCTTTTGTTTATAGTAGTCCGTGCCATGTTGTTGGCACGGGTTCGTTCGGGTTGAGTCGCTCAATCTCAGCCAGTGCTCGCTTGAGTCGGACAACCTTGTCGTGTGTGTCTTGCGTTGGACTAATCGCATGGTCTTGGTTTGCGTGTAGCAGTTCCTTAGCCGTGCGGTTGAGCAGTCGTTGCTTACGCTTGGCGTGTATGTCATCGGGAACCAGTCGCTCAAAGGGAATCTTGCGCCTGGCCTTGGCTGTGTATGGCACGTCATCGAACACAGTGTTGACCCTCATCTTGATATGCGTGGGTACAAAGTCTGTCCAATGCAAGCCGTGATTGGGTAAGTTCTTTTCCTTGGCATAGGTGGACGGCGTGTAGTCGCCCCGATTCTTGAGCTTGGTGATTCGGTTGTACAACTCAGCCAGCACCAGCTCGTATGCCCTGAATGCAAGCACCCGCATGTCGTTGTCATCATCCGCCTTGTACTTGAGGGACGCTCGCACACTACGGCGCTCAGCCTGTAATGGTTTTATCAAGTCCCCCCATAAAATGTTCTGCTGTGCTTCGTGTATGCGGTGTCGGCGTAGCGTTTCTTTTTGGCTCAGAATGATGTCGCGCATCTCGTTGACCACAAGTCGGGGCGTACCTTTCTTGAGCAGCCCCGCTAAATGGTTTGCAAGCTCGCGCCGTTTGAGCTTCATCAGCGTGGGGTATTGGATGCGCTCAGGCGCTGAGTCATCGTGGGTTTCTGGGTTCATGTTGCACCTCTGAGTTGTGGAAGGGTTCATTATATCAGGGGTAGTGATAAAAGCACGGAACTGAATCCGTGTTTTTTGTAAGTAGTGTGGTATGGCGGACGGGCGTTGAGCCTTATGCTGTAAGGGTTTGTTCAATTTCTGTACCAACCATCTATGTTTTTAGGGTACTGCACGCCTCAAAGTAAAAGAAACTTTTTCTTTGCGATTTGGCGGCAGAGTGCACGCACATAAACACACCCCTCTATATATAAAGATATATAGAATATAGATTAGTAGTACCGAATTTGTCCAAAAGCCCGTGTTCATTGGGCAAAACGCTGTCCGCCTGCATGGATAGTTGTGAAAATCACGGAACCGAAGATTTTCACCTGTTTAGAGAGAAATTCTCTCTGGGTTAGTACGGCAAGGGTTGTTGCACTGGTGCGCCTTGTGCCTGAACCCATGTGTTGCGTGCTTCAGGTGTAGTGAAGGCGAGGCTTTCACCGCCGATGATGCCTGCGAGATGGATGACATACTCACGCCATCTTTTGCTACTGCCTTTGCTTGGGTAGTAGTCTTGAACCACGAGCAAGCCTTTGGGTGTTGTGACTTGGGTGACTGTGAAAAAGGCACGATACTTGTTGTTACGCATGATGTTTCTCCTTACGGGCAGGATTGCCCCGCAAACCCACGCAGTGCATGAGTTTGCAGAGTTTCCTTATTCGTTGTCTAAGTTAAGTTCTACGTAGTCAGGCGCATCTTCTCGTTCGAGCACAACCACATCGTTTCGCTTTGCTGCCAGTCCGATGTAGTTTTTTACCCCGTCAACAAGCACAGCAAATTCTTTGTCGTTCATGTGCCCATCAAGGTTGTTTAGTGTGGCAACAAGCGTTAAGTCACCATCGTCACGCATAAAGCCTATTGATACAGTTTTCATGGATAAATCTCCGTTGGGTTTTGGTTGGACAGGGAAAGAAACAGCGGCAAGAAGCCGCTGTCAGAGACGAGAGAGAAATTCTCTCTGGATTACTCAAAGGCGATAGAGTCACGCAGTTCAGCAATCAGGGCATCAAACTCTGCCTTGTTCATGCCAGACGCAATGACCTCGTTCAAGACAGCGTTAAACACTCTGCGTGGTGCAATGACTTTGACTTGACGACCGCTTGAATCAGGCAGTGTTTTCTTAGCCTTGATTTTCTTAATGTGATAGGCAAAGTCAGAGTAGGCGCGGTCAATGGCCTTGATGTGCTCACGCTTTGCAGTCTTGCCTTTGCCAGTGGCGATGACATCCTCAGCGTTCTTGATGCCTTGCCCGATAAGATGGTTCAGCATCCAGCGAGCTTTCAAGTCCTTTTGTTGCTCAGGCGTAGCCTTTGCGTATGCGTCAGCAAGCGGCTTTGCAGACTCTTGCAACTGCTTGCCTACTTTACCGACAGACTTTGCGAACTCGTCGAATGACATGGTCGTGTTTGCTTTCAGTGACATGGTGCTTCTCCTTGTGTGAGAGAGACTTTCTCTCTCGGGGTTATGCGGCTGAGACTTCCCCAACCGCTAAGGCTATTTTACCACGAGGGGTAAGCAGATGGTTCGTATAGCCCTCTCATAGCGTGAATATCCGAGAACTTTAGACCCCACCCTAGGGGCATCCCCCATATATGTGTGAACGGGTGGCACTTAGCTTGAACACTATTCCCCACCAATTCTCAGCACTTCTGTAATACTTAATACTCCAGACTACCCCCCTACAAAGATAATCACCCCCACCATAAAAATTTCTAAAAAATTTGGAAGAACCCTATGTCAAACGCTAGACATACAGCCATAAAAAAATCCCCCGGCATTGCTGACGGGGGATTAAACAGTTGGAGCACAACTGAGGAGAAGCATCTGAACAACAGTGGAGAGAAGATGGCCAAAGGCCATATTCAACAACAGGGCCAAGGCCCACGGTTGCGCAACTGCTGACAATTAGTATACACTCCGCGCATCGCAGGTACAAGGGACTTATGCGCCGATGTTAGACCACCTTATTGATTTTGAACCGGAAGTGAGTGACCACTCTGGTAAACCTACGCCTCTTGAGAAAGAGCATCCGGCGGATGTGATCGACGCTAAAGTAAACACGGTCGAGTGGCTCAAGGGTCTGGGTGCGGCTGACACACAGACTGTGGTCAACCAAGCGGAAGTCCAAGCGGCACGCGCATCTTTTACAAATCTCATTTCGTCCGCGCCAAGCGAAATTACCCACGAACATCTTACCCAGATCAAAACGCCAGCCGCTGTTCAACATTTGGTCGGTATGCTCACAGCCTACGACTGGGAGTTTGTGCATCAGGCCCGTGAACTCCGTGGCTACACCGTGGCCAAGCTCCTTGAAGAATGCGAGAACCCCAACGCCAACATCCGCCTGAAGGCGCTGGGCTTGCTGGGCAAGGTAACCGAAGTTGGGCTGTTCACCGACAAGATTGAAATCAAGAAGACCGACCTGACCGACGAAGAGATCGACCGCAAGCTCAAAGAGAAGCTGGCCAAGTTCATGGGTGTGACAGACGCTGAGCCAATAGAAGACATAGAAGTAAGCACTCCCTCACCGGCCACAACCGATGAATCTTGAAAGTCTAACGTTAAACATTGGGGAAATACAAGCTATTCAGCGTGCTCTCCCCACCATGAGCCTCAAAGAAAAGATTGAACTCATGGACATGCTTGAGGAGCGCGAGAAGCGGCACACACTGGTGGCTGGGCGCACAGACATAATTAAGTTTGCCTTGCACGTCTACCCCGGATTCAAGGTCGGGCCGCACCACAGGAAGCTAGCCAAGATATTTCAGGATGTGATTGCCGGTAAAAAGAAACGCGTCATCATCAATATTGCGCCACGGATGGGTAAGTCCGAGTTTTCCAGCTATCTGTTCCCCGCGTTCTTCCTAGGTAATTTCCCTGATAAGAAGATCATCATGGGAACGCACACCGCATCGCTGTCCGAGGACTTCGGACGCAGAGTCAGAAACTTACTGGACGATGAGCAATACCATGAACTCTTTCCTCAAACGCTTATTGCAGACGATCAAAAGGCTGCTGGCAAGTGGTCTACTGCTGCTGGTGGTCAGTATTATGCTGCCGGTGTTGGCGGTGCTCTGGCTGGTCGGGGAGCTGATCTTTTCGTTATCGACGACCCGCATTCTGAGCAAGATGTTAAAGCCAATAGCCGACTTGCCTTTGACACCGCGTGGTCGTGGTTCCAGACAGGCCCACTCCAACGACTGATGCCCAACGGGGCAATCATTGTCATCATGACGCGCTGGGGGCCATTGGACTTAACAGGTCGCCTCATACAGTACCAAGTCAATAACCCGGACTCACCCCAGTGGGAGATTGTGGAGCTACCGGCCATCCTGAACGAAGGCACGGAGAACGAGAAGTCGCTCTGGCCAGAGCAGTGGCCGCTGGCCTCCCTCCAGTCAGCCAAGTCCTCAATGGAGCCACGTTACTGGAACGCGCAGTACATGCAGCAGCCGACCAGCGACACGGCGGCGATCATCTCCAGAAAGCACTGGCGCATCTGGCCAAGCGACACCCCCCCTGACTGTGAGTACATAATCCAGAGTTGGGACACAGCGCACGAGACAAAGAGCACATCTGACTACAGTGCGTGCACAACTTGGGGCGTGTTTTACAACGAGGAAGAGAACAGCAAGGCGCAGGTGATACTGCTGGATGCGTTCAAGGACAGGATGCCGTTCCCTGAGTTAAAGCAGTCGGCCTACAAACACTGGCAGGAGTGGGAGCCGGATGCGTTTATTGTGGAGAAGAAAGCCGCTGGTGCGCCCCTGATACAAGAGCTTCGGGCGATGGGCATCCCGGTGCAGGAATTTACACCCAGCCGTGGAAACGATAAGATGGTGCGTGTCAACGCCGTGGCCGACATGTTTGCATCCGGCTTGGTGTGGGCACCTGACACACGCTGGGCACGCGAAGTGATTGAAGAAGTTGCGGCCTTCCCTGTGGGGGAGAACGATGACTATGTGGACACAACCACCCAAGCACTGCTGCGCGTCAGACAAGGCGGCTTCATCAGAATTGACACAGATGAGCCAGACGAACCCCGATTTTTCAAGCGCCGTATGGCGGCGTACTACTGAGGATAAATGATGGCCACCAATATAGATAAAGCCCTGTTCCAGCAGCCCCAAGGCATAGAGTCGCTTGCCCAAGAGGAAGACCCGATTGAAATTGAAATCATTGATCCTGAAGAGGTGAACATCCACGCCGGGGACTTGGACATCAGTATTGGTAAAGGCGAAGACGACGAGTTTGACGAGAACTTGGCCGAGACCCTCTCCGAAGATGACATCATGTCGATGGCTTCCGATCTGGCTGGAGACATTGAGAACGACAGGGATTCCCGCAAGGATTGGGAAAAGGCTTACACCGAGGGCTTGAAACTGCTGGGCTTGCAGTACGAAGAGCGCACGGAACCGTGGAACGGAGCATCTGGTGTGTTCCACCCCATGATTACGGAAGCTGTGGTGCGCTTCCAGTCAGAGACCATCACCGAGACATTCCCAGCCCAAGGGCCAGTGCGTACAAAGATTCTGGGCAAAGAAACCCCCGAGAAGAAAGAAGCGTCCGTGCGGGTTGAAGAAGACATGAACTACGAGCTGACAGAAGTCATGCGCGAGTTTCGCCCCGAGCATGAGCGCATGTTGTGGAGCTTGCCTGCTACCGGTTCAGCGTTCAAGAAGGTGTACTACGACCCCAACATTGGCCGTCAGATTTCAATATTTGTACCGGCTGAAGACATCATCTTGCCCTACGGCACGTCTGACTTGGACACCTGCTACCGCCTGACCCACGTCATGCGCAAGACAAAGAATGAGATTGTCAAATTGCAACAGGCAGGCTTTTACCGCGACATCGAGTTGCCTGACCCCAGCAAGGAGCAGGACAATATCAAGAAGGCCAAGGACAAAGAGACGGGCTTCTCTGACTTGAATGACAGTCGCTACACGCTGTATGAGTCACATGTGGACTTGGTGTTGCTTGGTGATGAAGACAAAGACGATGATGGCGAACCGACAGGAATCACAAAGCCATACGTAGTTACCCTAATCAAAGGCTCGAACGATGTTCTGGCCATCCGTAGAAACTGGGAACAGAAAGACCCACTTGAACTCAAACGACAACACTTCGTTCACTACCAATACATCCCGGGTTTTGGAGCTTACGGCTTCGGCCTTTTCCATCTCATTGGAGGCTATGCCAAATCAGCCACCAGCCTCATGCGCCAACTTGTTGATGCTGGCACGCTGTCTAACTTACCCGGAGGTCTTAAAACTCGCGGAATGCGCATCAAGGGCGACGACACCCCAATTGCACCCGGAGAATGGCGTGACGTAGACATTGCTTCTGGTGCGCTACGAGACAGCATCTTGCCCCTACCCTACAAGGAGCCAAGCCAAGTTCTGATGGGTCTGCTTGGCCAGATCGTAGAAGAAGGCCGCAGGTTTGCAGCCACTGCCGACATGAAGGTGTCGGACATGTCCGCCCAAGCACCGGTGGGCACCACACTGGCTCTGTTGGAGCGCCAGCTTAAAGTCATGAGCGCCGTGCAAGCGCGGCTGCACTACACGTTTAAGCAAGAGCTGCGTCTGCTGGCCGCGATCATCCGCGACTACACCGACCCAGACTATGACTACGATCCAATTGATGCCCCACGCAAGGCCAAGGCTTCTGATTACGACCACGTAGACATCATCCCCGTGAGCGATCCGAACGCAGCCACCATGAGTCAACGGGTGGTTCAGTACCAAGCAGTCATACAAATGGCGCAAATGGCACCGGATATTTACGACTTGCCCCAGCTTCACAGGCAGATGCTGGCGGTGCTTGGTATCAAGGATGCCGACAAGCTTGTGCCCTTGCCGGACGACCAGAAGCCGAAAGACCCCGTGTCTGAGAACATGGCCGCACTGCGTCTGGAGCCACTGAAGGCGTTCTTCTACCAAGACCATGAGTCCCACATCAAGGTGCACATGATGGCAATGCAAGACCCCATCGTCATGGAGTTGGTTGGCCAGAATCCGAAAGCTCCTCAAATTCAAGCAGCAATGATGGCCCACGTTGCCGAGCACGTTGGCTTTGCCTATCGCCAGAAGATTGAGCAGCAGATGGGCATGCCCCTGCCGCCCGAAGATGAGAAGCTGCCGCCTGAGATGGAGATCCAACTCTCCGGCATGATGGCCCAAGCTGCACAGCAAGTGCTCCAGCAGAGCCAAGCGATGGCTGCACAGAAGCAAGCTCAGCAACAACAGCAAGACCCACTGATCCAGATGCAGCAGCAGGAGTTGCAGATCAAGCAACAAGAACTTCAGATCAAACAACAAGACATGCAGCTTAAGCGACAAGAAGTGCAAGCTCGGTTGGAGTTGGACAACAAGCGTCTGGACATTGATGCCATGAACAAAGCCGGTCAACTGCAACAGCAGAAGTCAGCGGCAAACATCACTGCAATGGGTAAGGCTGGGGACATAAAGACCAAGCGTGAACAGATGCAGATGCAACACCAAGCCAACCAACAAAAGGAGACACCACCTAAATGATTTCCGAATTCGCACGCGTATTGCGCGAAAAATTACGCACCGACATGAACAACTACGCAGATGACTGCGCTGGTGGGGCATGCCGCAATTTCGACGAGTATCAAAAACTTTGCGGGACTATTCAGGGTCTAGCCATCGCAGAGCGCCATCTCCTTGACCTTGCTGAGAAAGTAGAAAAAGCCAATGAGTGAAACCCTCCTTGAACCGGGGCAATATGCCCTGCCTGAAGTGATCCAACCCGTCGATGCTCCGGCAGAAGACGCAACAAATGAAGAGAAAGCCACAATGCTTCCGACCCCCACGGGCTGGAAAATACTGTGTGCAGTGCCCGACATATCTGAAAAGATTGACGGTACTGAGCTTGATCTCATAAAAGCCACAGCCACCTTGCGACAAGAAGAACACGCCACAACTGTTCTGTTTGTTGTTGATGTTGGCCCTGACGCGTACAAAGACCAGACCAAGTTTCCAGCAGGAGCATGGTGCCAGAAAGGTGACTTTGTGCTTGTTCGTACCTATTCTGGTACGCGATTCAAGATTTTTGGAAAAGAGTTCCGGCTCATCAATGATGACCAAGTGGACGCTGTTGTGCAAGACCCTCGCGGGCTTACCCGCGTTTGAAAGGAAAAACTATGGCAGAAGCATACAAGTTCCCCGACGAACTTGAGGACAACAAAAATCAGAAGGTCAGTATTGAGACTGAAGATGATGTTGAAATTGAGATTGTCGATGACACACCTCCGAATGATCGGTTTCGTCCCACGCTTAATAAAGAAGTAGAAGACCCAACCGAAGAAGAGATTGACTCGTACGGCAAAAAAGTTCAAGACCGACTTAAAGAACTGACCCATGCCCGTCATGATGAGCGCCGCGCCAAAGAAGCCCTTTTGCGGGAAAAGCAAGAGCTTGAGCGTCTTGCACAACACATGTCTGAAGAGAACAAGCGTCTCAAACAGTATGTAAGTAATGGCACCGAACAGTACGGCGCAATGGCCAAGACTGCTGCTGAAGCAGAGTTGGACAAAGCGCGGCGTGAATACAAGGCCGCACAAGAGTCGTTTGACTCGGACGCTATCCTTGCTGCGCAAGAAGCACTGTTTGATGCTAAAACAAAAGTACAAAATGCACAGAATTTTCGTCCACCCGCTTTACAAAACGAAAATTTTGATGTACAACCACGACAACAACAACCAGAACCGGTTCGTGCTGACGAAAAGACCTTGCGCTGGCAAGCAAAAAACCAGTGGTTTGGCACAGACGGTTTTGAAGAAGTTACCAGCTTCGCACTAGGGCTGCATCAAAAACTAGTCAATAACGGGGTCGATCCCCGCAGCGATGATTATTTCGAGCAGATAGATGCTCGCGTGAAGTCTACGTTCCCCGAAGTTTTCGGTGGAAACGAAGAACGGCCTAGGTCAAATGAGACTCCAAGGCGTCCATCATCCGTGGTGGCCCCTGCATCACGTTCAACCGGGACAAGGAAGATACAGTTAACGCCAACACAAGCGGCGTTAATTAAAAAGTACAACCTCGACCCGAAAAAATATGTTGCAGAAGTTTTAAAATTGGAGAATCAAAATGGCTGAAAACCGTACCCCTCGTGATAATGTTTCACGCGACAAGATACCTGCTCGTTACGTATATAAACCGTCGAGCGAGTTGCCCGATCCAACCCCTGAACCGGGATGGGAGTATCGCTGGATAGCGACTCACGTCTTAGGACAGGAAGTCCGAACCAATGTGTCTCGCAAGATGCGCGATGGTTGGGAACCGGTGAAGGCAGAAGACCATCCTGAGCTTATGCTTCAAGGTAGTGCCAATACAGGCAATGTGGAAATTGGTGGGTTGATGCTTTGCAAAATCCCAACTGAGAAACTCATGGCCATGAAGGAATACTTTGATGGACAAGCGCAGAACCAGATGGAATCAGTGGACAACCACTTCATGCGAAACAATGATCCGCGTATGCCGTTGTTTTCTGATAGAAAATCATCAGTCAGCAAAGGAAGCGGCTTTGGTTCAGGTTCTAAATAAACAAGGAGTCTTTAGATGGCTTATCCAGTGGTCTCAGCCCCGTACGGGCTAAAACCAATCAACTTGATTGGTGGTCAGGTATTTGCGGGCTCAACCCGTGAACTGCCTATCACCTACGGCTACGCTACAAACATCTTTTATGGTGATTTTGTAACGTTGGTTCGTGGGAATTTGGAACGCATAAGCGTTACAACGGGTACTGTCGGTACGCTGATGGGGGTTTTCCTCGGATGTTCGTACACCAACCCTTTGACCGGACAAAAAACCTTTTCGCAATACTGGCCTGCGTCTACGCTTGCTGGCGATGCGGTGGCTATTGTCTGTGATGATCCTGATACAGTGTTTAAAGCTGTGATGGTTTCTGGTACTACAGTGGTGACTTCTGGTGCTCGCGCCATGATTGGTCAAAACTTAGCAGCAGTTAACAACACAGGTAGCACCTCAACAGGTAATTCAGCTAACGCTGTTTTGGCAGATACTTCCATAGCACTTACTGCGGCTCTGCCGATTCGTGTTGTTGGGTTGGTTACTGACACTGTGGTGGCACAAGGTACAGGTGTTTACTCCTCTATCTCTACCGCTACCGTTACGCTTGCTTCAGCTCTTTCGTTTACGCCAGTGGTTGGCTCTGACGTTGGCTCCATTGCTGCAAATGGTCAGTACATTGCCAGCGGTTCGTATGTTGCTTCCGTAACAAACTCTACAACGGTTGTGCTTAATGCAGCACCGCTAGTAGCATTTGCTGCGGCTTCAACAATTGTCTTTAACCAATACCCAGAAGTACTCGTGAAAATCAATTTTGGTTTGCACAAATACTATGCTGGTACGGCTGTTGCATAAGGAGTAACATAAAATGGCTATTTCACGTGCACAACTACTTAAAGAACTCTTGCCCGGCTTGAATGCTTTGTTTGGTATGGAATACTCCCGCTACGGCGAAGAGCACAAAGAAATCTACGACACAGAGAAATCTGAGCGTAGCTTTGAAGAAGAGACCAAGCTTGCTGGTTTCTCCGCTGCTCCCGTCAAGAACGAGGGTTCCGCCATTGCTTATGACAATGCACAGGAAGCTTTCACCGCACGCTACAACCACGAAACCATTGCTCTGGGTTTTTCAATCACTGAAGAAGCGATTGAAGATAACTTGTACGACAGCTTGTCTGCTCGTTACACCAAAGCTCTGGCTCGTGCAATGTCGTACACCAAGCAGGTCAAAGCAGCGTCTGTTATCAACAACGGTTTCTCTGGCAGCTATGTTGGCGGCGATGGCGTTGCGTTGTTCAGCACTGCCCACCCGCTGGTTAACGGTGGCACCAACAGCAATCGTCCTTCTACCAACGCTGACTTGAACGAGACTTCTCTTGAGAATGCCGTCATTCAAATCGCCGCTTGGACTGATGAGCGTGGTCTGTTGATTGCAGCCAAGCCCCGCAAGCTGATTATTCCGCCTGCTCTGCAATTCGTTGCAACTCGTTTGCTGGAAACCAACCTCCGCGTTGGCACTACAGACAACGACATCAACGCGTTGAAGAACAACGGTTCAATCCCTGAAGGCTATGCCATCAATCACTTCTTCACCGATGCAAACGGCTGGTATTTGACTACCGATGTGCCCAACGGTCTGAAGCACTTTGAGCGCATGCCTCTGGAAAACAAAATGGATGGTGATTTCGATACTGGTAACGTTCGTTACAAGGCTCGTGAGCGTTATTCATTCGGCTGGTCTGATCCTCTGGGAATCTTCGGTTCCCCCGGTTCGTCCTGATAAGTTAAGGGGGCCTTGTGCCCCCTTTTCTTTTGGTGTATATTGAAGGCATTCCGGGAAACCCGGTGTATCAAACAGTCCCGGCTGACTGTCATGCAAGATTGATACGCTATAACGCATGGAGATATTTTTATGGGATTCGCAACTCACCTTGGCCCTTGGCTGCTCGGAACTGTTAAAAACACCACCGGTACTACCGCAGGTACTATCCGCAATCTGGGCGCAACTGTGGTTTCGCAGTCTAAAGCCATTGTGTACACAGACACTACTGCTGGAACAACCGCTTTTACGATTCCAGCAGGCTCACAGATTCTGACCGCTTCGTTTAACACTACTGTTGCATACGCAACTACCACTCCTACATACGCGCTTTTTGTCAACGCTGTTGCAATCAATACAGCCGCAAACGGAAGTGTATTTACAAACACTGGCATCGTAAACATTTTGCTTGGCAATAACAATGCCGCTGGCGCTGTGTTGTGTAACAACGTAGGTACAGGCGATGCAATCATCACGTTTACACAGGCTAACGTCACCGCCACTTCTGGCGCTGGTATATTGACCCTGACGTATGTTGTAAAAGACAGCGACGGCTCTGCTAATCCAACCGCCACTCAACAGTGATAGGAGCGTAAAATGCGCCCTGTCAGATTAACCGCAGCGGGAGTTGCTAACTCCAACGTCTATCCGGTAGATACCTATGTTTCGCCTGCTAATTGGGGCTTGGCATTGGTAATTACTGGAACGGTGAATGCCTATGTCCAATACACGTTTGACAATGTGTTTGCTGCGGATTTTGCTCCGTCTTCAGCAACATGGTTCTTTCACCCATCAACACCAACTGGAGTTCCGGCAACGGCAAACTTTAACGGGAACATAGCATATCCTTGCACGGGCATTCGTTTATCGTTGGCTGCTGGAACCACGGGTTCTGCAATATTGACAATTATTCAAGCAGGTGGCGGAGGATTAGCATGACAACATATAACCAAGATGGAACACCTATGGGTGGTGGCGGTGGGTCAAATCAGTTACTGGATTTGCTTGCTGTCGTATCCAACCCAGATGCGTATAACTCCAAGATACAAGCTTTGCAAGACGTTATCAATGAACATAAAAAAGTCATTGACGCTGTTGGCCCTGCAAAGGACATCTTGGGCTTGCGCGAGCAAACCAAATCCGCTAGGGACGAAGCAGTAGCAAAGATTAAAGATGCTCAAACCAAAGCTGATGAAATGCTGGCAGCGGCAAATGCTCAGGCAGCAGCTACGGTCAGTCGTACCAATGAGGACATGGCTGCACTTGCTGCTGAAGCAAAAGCTGCCAAAGATGAAGCAAAAGTAGACGCTAAAGCAGTTAAACAGGCTTTAAAAGATGCCGAGCAATCCAAGGCTAGTGCGGATGCTGTCGTTGCGGATTACACGGCTCGTAGCAAGACTCTTGCGGATTCTCAAGCGACACTTGATGCGGCTATTGCTGAAACACAAGCAGTGAAAGATGCAATCATTGCCAAGCATCAAGCGCTTATAGCGAGTCTGTAATGTCTATTGCACCCCACCCGGGTATAGTAGATTTTGGAACCTTCGCCTCCCCCACAGCTTCAACTGATGGGGTTCAGGGCGAGGTTCCAATGCCTTTGGCTGGGCAAGAAAACCATGTTCTGAGCGCCAGCGGATGGATTCCCGGAGGCGGCGGTGGTTCAGGTACAGTTACGTCTGTCGCGGCTACGGGCGGCACAGGCATCAGTGTTACAGGAAGCCCGATAACCACTTCTGGCACACTGAACATTACCAACACCGCGCCAGACCAAACGGTTGCGATCGCTTCTGGTACAGGCATCAACGCCACAGGCACTTACCCTAATTTCACAGTTACAAACACCGCACCAGATCAAACTGTAGCGTTTACAAACGGCACTGGCATCAATGTCACAGGTACTTACCCGAACTTCACAGTCACAAACACTAGCCCTTCTAGCGGCGGAACAGTTACAAGTGTTTCAGGTACAGGAACGGTCAGCGGATTAACATTATCAGGCACAGTCACCAACTCAGGCAATTTAACCCTTGGCGGCTCAATCACAGGATTTGCAACAAGCGGGGCTAATACCAACCTGACATCTGTGGCTTTGACAACAGGCACAATTTCCACCGCCCCCAGTTCAAGCAATGATATTGTCAACAAGTCCTATGCCGACTCAATTGCGTCTGGCGTTAACTTTCATGCTGCGGCGCAATACGCAACGACAGCGGCCTTACCAGCAAACACTTACAACAATGGTTCAAGCGGTGTTGGCGCAACATTAACGGCTGTGGCGGTTGGTACGCTGACCATTGACAGCTACACATTGGTCATTGGCGATGTGGGTAAGCGTTTACTGATAAAAAATGAGGCAACCCAAGCTAACAATGGCGTATACATATTAACTCAAGCAGGAACGGCGTTATTGCCGTATATCCTGACAAGGGCGACAGACTACGACACAAGCGGTGCAGGCACAAATGAAGTAGATCAGGGCGACTTGATTTTGGTGATTAACGGCACGACAAACGCAAATACCTCATGGGTACAGCAGACACCACTACCAATCACGATTGGCACAACGGCAATTGTGTTTATCCAGTTTGCGGCGATCCAGACGTACACAGCAGGCACTGGCTTAACCTTAACAACCAACCAGTTTTCAATTACCAACACTGGAACGGCGGGTACATATGGCACTTCTACGCAAATTCCTGTATTCGTTACCAACGCACAAGGACAGGTTACAAGTGTTACTAATACTGCAATAGGAACGCTGAATCAAAACACAACAGGAACGGCAACATTAGCCAAAAGCACTTCAGCGTTTACAACTGGCACAGCACAAACCTATACCGCACCATCAAACACTCAGTGGGTTAAGGTTACGGTGGTTGGACCAGGCGGGAACGGCGGGGCGGCAACTGGACAAAGGGCAACAGGCGGCGGTGGTGGTGGTGTAGCAATTAAATGGCTATCCATGACCGCAGGACAAACCTTAACGTATACCGTTGGCACAGCATCAGGAACGGCATCCACCGTGGCATCTGGCACACTGACCATTACCACAATAACGGCAAACTCAGGCACAAACGGCGCAGGCACGGCATATGCGGCATCCATCACCGCAGGCGGCGCAAGTGGCACAGCAACCAACGGCGATGTCAACATCACTGGTGGGCAAGGTGGCTATTCGTTTGGTTCTGGTACAACCATTACAACTAATTTTAGTGGCAAAGGCGGGGATTGTCCGGGCTTTGGTTCTGGTGGCGCTGCCGTGGCAATTGTGGCAACCGCAGGGGTACAGGGTAACGGCTTTGGTGCTGGCGGCGGCGGTGCTCACGGCAACGCAACAGCCGCCAACGGTCGTGGTGGAATCATCATTTTTGAGGCATACTAAAACGTTTGCTTAAAACACAGAAACGCAGTAAAGTCAACATATCATGGCAAAATCAGCAGCATGGACACGCAAAGAAGGCAAGAACCCAAACGGGGGCTTGAACGCCAAAGGTCGGGCCTCCGCGAAGAAGCAGGGCATGAATCTGAAGCCTCCTCAACCAGAGGGCGGCAAACGCCGCGACTCTTTTTGCGCCCGTATGGAAGGCATGAAGAAGAAGCTGACAAGTACAAAGACCGCAAAAGACCCCGATTCGAGGATTAACAAAAGTTTGAAAGCATGGAAATGTTGATATGACTGACCACGATCACGAAACACTAAAGCACATCCTTGATGGTGCATCCATTATCACTGTCATAGGAACGCTTGTGGAATTCTTACCTGCTGTCTCAGCACTGCTCAGTATTGTCTGGGTGGCAATCCGCATCTATGAAACCGAGACCATGAAGAAATTGTTGAATCGTAAGAAAGACGATGCCGAGCACAAGTAAGAAGCAGCACAATTTCATGGAAGCGGTGGCCCACAATCCAGCGTTTGCCAAGAAAGCCGGAGTCCCACAGTCTGTGGGCAAGGATTTTTCAACTGCCGACAAAGGCAAAACTTTTAAAAGAGGTGGTGATATGGCTAAAGCAAACCCGTTCATGGAAATGATTGCCAAGAAAAAAGCAATGGCAGCAGGCAAGAAAGAAATGCCAATGAAGAAGATGGCTGCTGGTGGTTACACCAGTGCTGCTGATGGCGTTGCTACCAAAGGCAAAACCAAAGCCAAGCAAATCGTCATGAAAAAAGGCGGGAAGTGCTGAGATGAGACCTTCACGCGGCATGGGCGACATCAACCCGTCAAAAATGCCGGGTAGAAAGACGATCAAACGCAAGGATGATCCGAACAAGGTCGCCATGTACGCAGAGGGTGGAGAGGTTTGGGATAAACCCAACCCCGCCAAGAAGCACACAAAGCTGTCACCAGAGAAGAAAGCCAAAGCTAAGGCTGCGGCAAAAGCTGCTGGCAGACCTTACCCAAACTTAATCGACAACATGCGGATGTCTAAATAATGGCGAACACCTCTGGGTCAGCAGGCTTCAATTTAGACCTCACCGAACTGGTAGAGGAAGCGTTTGAGCGTGCTGGTTCAGAAATGCGCACGGGTTATGACCTAAGAACTGCACGGCGATCATTGAACCTATTGTTTGCTGACTGGGCAAACCGTGGCATCAACATGTGGACGTTTGAGCAGGGCACCATTACCTTTGAGCAGGGGTTGAATACCTACGCCATCCCCAACGATACGGTGGATTTGTTGGATCATGTGATCCGAACCAACTCAAACGTGGCTTCCACCCAGTCAGATTTGACAATCACACGCATTAGCGTGTCCACCTACGCGACCATCCCCAATAAGTTGACCCAAGCCAGACCAATTCAGGTCTGGTATCAGCGTCTGGACGGCCAGAACGCCCCTGCGGGCGTGACTTTGGCAACCACCATAACGTCAACAGCCACCACAATTACTCTCTCCAGCACTGTTGGTCTGGCCACATCAGGCTACATCACGATGGACAGTGAAACAATCTACTACACATACGTGGATGGCAACGACTTGGGTGACTGTTTCCGTGCCCAGAACAACACGACTGCCGCAGCCCACACCAGTGGTGCGGCTGTCTACGTCCCCAACCTCCCCCGAATCACTGTTTGGCCTACTCCTGATGGCTCCCAGACCTATCAGTTCGTGTACTGGCGCATGCGTCGGGTGCAAGATGCCGGTAGCGGTGTGAACGTCATGGATGTGCCCTTCCGATTTGTGCCTTGCATGGTGGCTGGACTGGCCTACTACATCGCTTTAAAAGTGCCGGGTGGTTTGGAACGCATACAGTTGCTAAAAGCACAGTATGACGAGGCTTGGATGTCGGCGGCAGACGAGGATCAGGAGCGTGCAGCCTTGCGTTTAGTCCCGCGTCAAATGTTCATTGGGGGGTAAGACATGCCAAAACCAGATTTAGATATAGCCAGCGCAATGCCGATGGTTAGGCTGGCAAGAACTGCGGGTCAAGGGGCAATCCTTGGTGCAAAAAATCAACTTAATGCGCTTCGGGCAGAAAACCCACAAGCGTACGACAAGTCCATGCAGGAAGAAAATGCCTTTAATGCTGCGGCTAGCCGTGCTGGCCCTGCATTGCGTGCTCAAGCTAATGAACCAATGCAAGAACTTGCAACCAAAGACTACCAAAAGCCTGAAGGAATGCTTTTAAAAAAAGGTGGCAAGGTTACCGCTTCTTCCCGCGCAGACGGTATAGCCCAGCGTGGTAAAACCAGAGGGAGAGTGGTTTAATGGGAAATCGGTTTGCCAGTGGCAAAAACTCAATTGCCGAGTGCGACCGGTGCGGTTTTCGGTACAAACTGACTGAGCTTAAAAAGCTGGTTGTCAAAACCAAGACATACGACTTGAAGGTGTGTCCTCAGTGCTGGGAACCGGATCAGCCGCAGTTGTTGCTGGGCATGTACCCAGTGGACGACCCGCAAGGAGTGCGTGATCCGCGTCCTGACCTAAGTTACCAAGTCTCTGGCTTGCTGGCAGATGGTTACAGCGGTGGTGGTAGCCGAGTATTTCAGTGGGGATGGAACCCAGTTGGGGGTGCATCCAGTTTTGATGCTGTTCTGACCCCAAATAATTTGGCAATGGCAGTAGAAATTGGTACAGTTACAGTTGCAACGACATAAGGAGTCGATCATGGCAAAAATGGAATCAGGCGCAGCAGATAAAAAGCAAGATGTTGCTTTAATCAAAAAAGCGTTTAAACAACACGACACCCAAGAACATAAGGGTGGCAAGGGCACATCGTTGAAGCTGGCCAAAGGCGGCAAGACCAATGAGATGATGCTGAGCATGGGTCGTGGTATGGCTAAAGTTGCAAATCAGCGAGGCAAATAATGGCTAAATTCAGCAAAAAACAAGGCGGCAAAGAAGTTGGCGGTGCCAGCGTCTACGCACAACCACACACCATGTCTGGCAAGGCAGTTGGTATCTCTTCTACCCCCGGTAAAGAACCCAACCGTAGCAAGCTTGACAGTCTTGATGTCAGCATTGGAAACATCAGTAAATCAGCAGGTAATGAATCTGTTAAGACTGATGGCATCAAAATGCGCGGCACTGGGGCAGCTACCAAAGGCTTAATGTCTAGAGGCCCGATGGCATGACGTACACTGAGCTTGTAGCCGCAATTCAAACCTACACGGAAAATACTTTTCCGACGATTACGCTTGCGGATTCGTCTACGGTTTCGTCTACAACTCAGATAAATCGGTTCATTGAGCAAGCTGAACAACGCATTTACAACTCGGTTCAGTTTCCGTCAATTCGCAAAAACGTAACAGGAACGGTAACAGCAAGCAATAAGTATTTGGCTTGCCCCGATGACTTTCTTGCTGTGTATTCGCTGGCTGTTATTGATGCTACGGGCGCGTACGAGTACTTATTAAACAAAGATGTGAACTTCATCCGTCAGGCATACCCAACTCCAACAGACACATCTATCCCTAAGTATTACGCTTTGTTTGGCCCAACGGTAGCGGCAAGTGTTATTTCCAACGAACTGTCGTTTATTCTTGGCCCAACACCAGATGCAGGGTATACCGTTGAGCTTCACTATTACTACTACCCAGAATCCATCACTACGGCAGTTACAACTTGGCTTGGTGACAATTTCGACACCGTTCTGCTCTACGGCTCCTTGGTGGAAGCGTATACCTTTATGAAGGGCGAAGTGGACATCATTACCGGATACGATGCCAAGTACAAAGAAGCCTTGGCTTTGGCTAAACGCCTTGGCGATGGCATGGAGCGTCAGGATGCTTACCGGTCTGGACAATTCAGACAGGCGGTGACGTAATGGCTTTTACAGGAAACTTTGCTTGCAACACATTCAAAACAGGACTGATGGACGCAACGTTCGATTTTGTGAACGACACGTTCTACATGGCTTTGTACACCAATGCAGCCACGCTTGATGCCTCTACCACGGCTTATACGGCTACGGGCGAAGTTGTGGCTTCTGGGTACACGGCTGGTGGTCTTGCTCTTACGATTGCACAGACTCCAACGGTAGGTAACTCAGGCAGCGTGGCGTACATTTCATTTGACAATGCAATCTGGACATCTGCCCTGACAGCCCGTGGTGCGTTGATATACACAGCTAGTGGCTCTGTTTGCGTTTTAGATTTTGGAGCAGACAAAACTTCATCCACAACATTTACGGTGCAGTTCCCCGTAGTATCAAACACTTCAGCAATCATAAGGATCGCGTAATGGCAATCGTAACCACAACCAAAGGCGACATGGATGACTCATTGCTGGAGAAGCGTGAGGGTACTGTGGAAAACGATAACGAAATGACCACATGGGTTGAGTACTGGCTGGAGGGTGAGCTTGTCCACCGTTCTGCGCATGTGACACTGAAAAAGATGCCCGTCTTTGGCGGTGGCGAAGCAGCATCAATAGGTTAAAGGATAAATCGTGGCAAATACTCAATCAATGTGTACCTCGTTCATGAGCGAGCTTATGCTCGGTCAGCATCAGCTTGGCACTTCAACCATTGTGTCCCGTACAAGTTTGACTGCGCCAACGACA